GTGTATTGACGCACGACACGCATGGACAAGCCAACTTCCTTATCGGAAGCACGACCAGCGAAATGGACGCCATCAGGCAATTCCAAGTCAGCCACAGCCAAGGTGTAAGCATTACGGTGCATCATGATGTTCTGGGGTGAAGCCACACCAGTATTGTTGAAGGCCGTAATATTGGGGCTGTTGTAGCTAGTCACGCTCACGTTTTGGAACTGGCCCGAAACGATGATAGCGGGGCTGATGTTCACGGTAGTGCCACCAGTGCCGACAGTCGTGGTGCTGTTAACAACAAAGTTACGCAGCTTGCCATACGATTGACGGTTTTGGGGGTTAACAGCGTAAACGCCAGGGATAGTGAACACGTCACCAGCATTCAGCGTAGAAGCAGCAGAAGCGGTCAAAGTCACGTTGGAGCTAGAAGCCCAACCAGAAGTCAACACACCAGCAGAGCTAGTAGAGGCCAAAGTGATAGCGATAGTGTTAGCAGACCAAGAACCGAAAGTTTGCGACACAACGTTTTGGTCGAGTTTCCAGTTCATGCCGCCAGAGTCACGGCCCATCAAACCCTTGCGATATTGCTCGCCAATGGCTTCTTGAGGCACAAACAGACCCTTCAAGCTATCAACGATAGTTGCAGAGGTGAAAGGCTCAACAATCATCGAGCGGCGGCCATCACGGGGTGCGCCTTCGCTGTCAAGGTAAGCAGCGCCTGTCAGGTATGTAATCAGACCTGTGGGAGGAGTGCCAGCAGTACCAACGATGTTGTAAGTATTGAGAGCAGCGGTTTGCAAACCGTCACGGTCAATCTTATTAGCAATCGCAGCCACGGCGGGTTTCAACACACGGTCAGAGAACATATCCAAAGACAGAGCCAAATCTTGCGTGGTGAGTTGGGTGTCAACGTGGAACTGAGTGGACAGAGTGACAGGCACGCTGGTTTCGTTGAAATCTTCAACGTTCAGAGCAGGGCCAGTAGTACCGATGAAACGACCAGGTTTACGGACGTTCACGGTGTTACCGATCTTGCCGCCGACAACAGCGAATTGATCGTCATAGTTACGGTCGACTTCCGATGTGAAAGTCAATTCATTCTCCAAAACCATCAACGCTTCGTTGGTGATCTTGGAAATCGTGAGCAAATTATTTGCCATTTTGATATTCCTTTAAAAAGATAAAAAATTAACGAATCTTGCCAGCCTTGCGACTTGCCTTCCATTGTGCATAAGTCCCGTGAAATTGCCCATCGGCAGTAACTTGAACTTCTGTGCTGGTTCCGGCTTTAATCGGGTTGATTGGCGGGGGTGCTTTTGATCTTCCAACAGTATTGCTAGGCTTAGTCTCAGGTTGCTTCTCAAACTTCGCCTCAAGTTTCCCAATCTCTCGCAAGGAAGCAGCGACCGACATGGAAGTGAGCTTCTTAGCCAAATCTGCATCTTCTGCCAAAGCATAAAGAATTCGAGGGCCAACATCACTCTCTAGCATCGCATCACGAATATGGTCAGGAACGACCACATCACTAGATGCAACCATGTCATCGAAATCTGGAATCTCTGACTTAGCTGCTGCTACCTTGTTTGCCCAAGTCGATATAACTTTTTGGCGCTCTTGGTCTGCCCTGCGGTCAGCTTCTTCCCGATCTCTTTTAATCAATGCTTGCTCAGACGACCATTCTGCTAATGCTTCTGCATATTCAAAAGCGTCACGAAACTGGCTCGGCTGAGGCTTTGCGTCAACAGGTGCGGCTGGCTGTGGTGCTGGCTGCGCTTGTTGCTTTAAAGCCCTTAATTCAGCTTCCAGAGCTTCCTTTTCAGCCTTTGCTTGCGCCGCTTCTTGACGGGCTTGCTCACGCTGCTTAGTTATTTCCGAAAACCGCTTCTCAAGTTTAGGATTCTGCTTGCGCTCCTCTGTTGGTTTCGCTTCGTCTTTAGCTTCTGGTTCACTCTGATCTGCTACCTGTTCCGGCTCTGAAGGAGGATTCTCAACTTCAGCCTCGGTTGGCGCTTTGTCAGCTAAACCCATTTTTGAGCTATAAAACTCTGCTGCGTTCTCGCTGGTAATAACATTACCCGCTTGCTTTTCTTCTGACATAGGTTTCCCTAAGAAATTTACCCAGTTAGCCTAACTGGTAAGGTTTTGTGGTTATACCACTAAATTGCTCGGTCTGTCGAGTTAGATAATGCTTCTCGCTCTGCCCGTTTATCTATTTGTGCCAACATCAGCGCCAATTGCGCCCGCATTTGCTCAATTTCAATTTGAGTTTGCGTTTTAATAACAGTATCGTTAGCTTGCGTATGAGTTCTGAGCAACACATCACGGTGTTTCTCTTGGTCACGCAACTCAATATCGTGAGCTTTGTTGGTTTCTTTAATCAGCACACGCTTGGTTTCAGCATCTTGCTTGACTTGCTCAATATCTTGACGCTGTTTAATCATCATCTGAGCTTGTTGCAACTGCTGTGTAAGCTGCTGAATCTGCGCTTGCGAGGCTTTAAGCTGCATTTGCACTTGAGGCGGCACGTCAGACTTCTCGTTAATCTGCGCCATTGGATTAGATGCAGCCAAGCGGTCAGCAATGGTGTCAGCGCCAGGGAAGTCCATGTTTCGGAAAACCAAGTCGCCAATGACGTTAAACAACTGCTCATTGCCACCCAACAGCGGCAGCATTGCATCGACAGCTTCTTGACGTTTTGAGTTGTAGCCTGGGCCAGTATCCATTACCACGTCATATTGCCCAACGGTCATATCATGGAGAACACGATAAACGCCAGCTTCATCACTTGTGGGCTGGTTAATAGCAACCAAATCGGGCTTGCCATCATCCCCAATAATACGCATCACACGGTGTGTGTCGTAAACATAAGGAATCATGCCCAGAATAATCTTGGCGGTATGAGCAATTGACTTTGTAAGGTTGTCGTAAAAGTCAAAGTTAGTCAGGTCAACCTGCTGCTGCTGACCATTCAGAGCTTTGCCGGACATATTGCCTGGAAGCTGCTGAGAAGGGTCAAAGATGCCCATCAGGGTCGTAATATCTTGATTGATAGCGCCCAAAGCGGTCATCACGCCAGTTGGAGGCGGCTCTGGTTGCAGACGCTGAGGAGGAGGTGCAGGGTTACCGTCAATGTCGGTCTGCTTGTAGCGCAACAGCGGGAACGACTTAATGTTAGCCGCTGCCCATTCGCCTTCGTGACCTTCGTCTTGGCCTTCAGCAAGCAGCCATTTGGCCTTTGGAGCCAGCGCCACAGATTCTGTGAGCGTAGTCTGCCAGAAGTTATACATACGCTGTGCGTCTTTAGCATGGCGAACCATGCCGAACTTCTTGCGCTTGTCACCAATAACAACGTGGCGACCATAAACAGGCACGACAGGGATATATTCCCCTGCAATATCTTGTTCTTCAATAATGTCATAAGCAGTCAGTTTGACCCACTTGATCTGCTTTTTCATGGTCTTACGTTCTCTGACCACTTCTAAGCCCATAGCCTCAATGCGTTCAAAGAACTTGTCGCCATCATCAAAGCGGCTAGAGCCATCGCTCAATAGATATAAAGTAGCTGGCTTACGCTCAACGTAGAAATACTCGGCAATGCGAATATCCTCGTTGGTAATCCATTCAGACTGCGTATCGCCTGTGCCACGCTGCGTAAAGCTGGAGCCATCGTCCAAATCAGGGTACATATCCCTAAACTTTTCCTTGCTCATCATGCTGGTAATCAGCACTTTTTCAGCGTCAGAACCGTCAATGCGCTCAGAGTTAGGGTCAAAGTAAACCGTAAACGGGTTAGGAATTGCGTCGATGTAGATTTCTTGGTCAAAGCTATCATCTTTGCAGTATTTGGTAATCAAACGCCAAAAGCCCCATCCCATACGCACAGCGTGGTCAAAAGCGGTGTCGTAAGCATTGTCAGCATTGGATTGCGTCTCAATGTGGCGAATAATGCCCTCTACAACTTGGGCGGTCTTAAAGTCTGCTTCAGAGTTGCAAGCGTGAACTTTAGCTCGTGGGCGCTGTTGGCGCTGCTGATTAGTAACTTGGCGGCAAAAGCCATCCAGCTTATTGATGGTAAGAACAGGGCGAGATTCAAGATTGCGGGAGTTTTGTAGGTCAACAGGCCATTGGTCGCCGCCGGACACAAACTTCAAATCTTCCAAGGCTTCCTGGCGGTTCATGGTGTCAGAGTCATTGCACCAGTTGAGGAACTGTTTAGCCTCAGTAATGATTTCGGGTTCTTGACCGCCGTAAGGAATATCTTGTGCCATTAGTTCATCCATCCTAAAGGTTGACCGTAGCCCTGTGGCTGCGTTCTAACTGGTTTGCGCTGCCGAGGCTCATTTACCATCAAACCAAGCATCCGAAACGCATCAGCCCCGTGGCTGTATTGATCGTGAACAGGCGTTTTACTAAATGCTTTGGTGTCTGGGTCAACTTCGTAGCGGTAATGCCGCAAGCATTGTAGCCCATCGTAGCAATTTTCCCTATCAAACCAGCAATTTCTGAATAGTGTACGGGCTGCGTTAATGCTGTCAACTATTGGAGTCTTTGGGATAATCTTTGTTTTATAACCGCTTGCTTTAACAATCTGTTCGATGGAACGACCGTTAGCGGCAAGAGTCTTGTTTTCAGCATCATGCGGAAGCCACAGCGTGTCGTAGACGTATCCAAAGGTCTGCATTTTAGCAAGATAGTCTGAGATTGTCTTTTGGGAGTCCTCGATATATCTAATAAGGCGTGTTTCCATGCCAATGAATTGGACAAACCAAATAGCCGTTGCATCCGACCAGCCAAGGTCAAATACGGCGTGAACGGGTTTTGTGGGGTCATAGGGAACACGGGTAATTCGCTCCTCTAAATCTGCCATTTGAATCTCACGGGCAAAGATAGCCCCGTC